GAGCTAAGAAAATGTTTGATGAGAAGAGCATCATTTCATCATTTTTGGATTATAATATTGAAACGAATCAATACGGTATCGTTAAAAATATTCCCACAATTGTTAATCGTTTCGGTCGGATTTATAATTCCGGTTCGAGAATAGTCCCAACAAATCAAGTCCATTTTTTCATGATTGGATTACGAACTGATAGCAATGGGCATGCAGTCAGTGTATTGGTTGACCCACGAGATCCCAAAAATAGAAGAATATGGGTGTTCGATCCACACGGTGAAATGTCTAGAACTTCGATTTGGGGTAAGACTACACGTAAGAAGATTGTTCCAATTTTACAAAAAATGTTCAAGATACCTGGTCGCAAAGTCAGATATTACGGTGGTAGAGACCTCCAAGAGGGAAACACTCGGGGTGTGTGTACAACATTTTATGTGACGTTCATGGAAATGATTCCATACTTACTCAGTGGTGCTGCAACTATTAACCAAATTAATGAACTCGCTAAGAAAAACAGTATTGCCGTACGATCCTTTTACCTGAACTTCGCTCCAGAAACCGAGGGTCGAGTGATAGTTAAAAACAAAACCCGATAAATTCTCAGTGTATAACAGGTAGTGTCAATGAAATTTAGAATAGTGCGCCCAAATATGGCAATAAGAAAGAAGAGAATAAAACTTTCTCGTGAAGTAGTTCATGATTTGAAAGAAGTGAGTAAGTTATCTTGTGTCAAACAATGGGAATTTGCTGGTAATATTAAATACAAAAATTTTGAGTTTAGTAAACCAAAAATTGTCACATCAAAAAAACGAAATCGTGTAGAAGGTCCTGAAATCGATAGAGTTTGGTATTCTGAAATGTCATTTCATACACATCCCGGCATTGGTTACCATGACGAGGTTATATGCCAGAATACACCTGTATTCACAACCCTCCCTAGTAATGCGGATTTCGAAGCATTTATCAAAGGGTTCCCTGAAATGCAAGTCAATATAATTTGTGATTCACACGGATACTACGTTATTAATATCCTTAAATCGGCATACATGAGGGCATCACCTTTACCCGAGGCTGTACACGAATATATGAGAAAGGTGCGTAGTACACCATTCATGCGTATTTGTGTATTTTCAGATAATGGAATTGAATATTTTCAAACAACTATAAAAAATTGGAAAAGAGAAATTAACGACTATGTTGATCCAGAAATGATGAAACTTTTTGGAATATCAATTCGTTATTATGGATATGACGATGACCCCCCAATTGTTACCGTCTATCGGGATATAGACGTAGCATAGAATCCTCTAATTCATCAACCTCATACCAAGCCCAATGACACTCCGACGAATCCTTATCCATTTCACACATCTCCTGTGCTTCTTTTATCGCTTCTGTGAAGCGTAAACGAAGTCTCAGATTCTCCTTGATTGGTCTCACCTCTACGATACTTGGTCGTTGGTATATAGATTCAAGGACATTCTTACGAGTCTTTGCTAGTTTTATTTTGTACAGACTATTTTCAGAAAAGGTAGCCACACACTTCATCTAATATATGAGGGTATTAAAGTTTTAAGTTTATAATTAGATATAAGATGCCCTCTTATAACGTTGAACCCTGTACGTTTATCTATCGTGTATCCTCCCTCGCGAAGGTCGTCGATGGTGATACTATTGACGTGAACATCGACTTAGGTTTTGATGTATGCACAAAGCAGCGTGTCCGTCTTCTAGGTATCGACACCCCCGAATCCCGTACTTCTGATAAGGAGGAGAAGGTCTTTGGCCTTCTCTCTAAGAAGAAGCTCAAGGAATGGTGTCTAAAGGCGGTCGCATCTGAGAAGGATGATATTGAAATCGAACTCAGATGCCCAGAGGCGGATTCTAGGGGTAAGTTTGGACGTGTACTCGGAGAGGTTTGGGTTTCTGAAGATGGAGTATGGACCAATGTGAACAAGTGGTTGGTTGATGAGGGATACGCCGTACCATATGGTGCACAGAATAAATCCCTTGTTGAGGGACTTCACCTAGAAAATCGTAAGAAGCTCATTGAACGTGGTGAGGTTCAGGCATAAGGATACTTGTGCACCCATAAATTACAAACCCATTTCTCCCCGGACTTTACAGGTTGCCCACCATGTAAAGCATCGGACGTATCGAATCCATAGTTATCCAATGTATGGAAGAATAGCGCGTCACCAGTTTTGAGTTTATATTTTTCTTTTATAACTGGAAAAGCTGTTTCACCCCCTTCATAATCATCATTGAGAGCTATAATAAAAGTATACAACCTCTTATTTTTGTCTTGATAGAATACATCTTGGTGAGGATTATAGTATCCACCCTCATTGTACCGTAAAACTTGAAGCTCTTCACAATTTTCGATGGGTCTATCTATACGACTGACACAACGTTCTACTACGCTTTTAACAATAGGGTCTTCGGTACTAAGCCACGCCGTCTCACTTTTTCGTATTTTTTCATTAACCCTTCTATCCTTATCCACAGTTGACACCTCCAATTTACTTTTTGCACTTTGTTTAATATGAGTACATTCCTTTTCAGTCAAAAAATTTTCGATTACCACCGGTTTGGGATATGTGGGAAGTAGGTAGACCAATAATACAATGAGGAACAATAGAATGACCATCTTACTGTAATCATAGAATTAATTTTCTAGGAAATGCAGAGTTATACCTTTTACGAATTACATAAAATATTTCATCACTATAATCGACAAGTTTTTCCATGATTTTGATTATTTCATCGTGTTTTTCTGGATAAAGTATATATTGTCTTAGAAGATCTCCACCAGTATTAGATATCATTTCAAATATTTGTGAAATATCTCTTGACTTATCTAGAAACTTTTCTTGTCGTTGAAGTATCGTTTTGAAATACTCTTCACTCATCTCGTTTAACATGTAAGATATTCTAAGTTGCAGATTATCTGGGGGTTGAAGATCCATAAACAATAAATCACGCTCACATTGGTATACAATTATAGCAAATGAGAGTATTTTGTTCGATGCATCAACTGATCTAAGTTCTCTAAATGTCGGTGTACCACCACAAGGTATGTCCCCATGTTCTCTAGATGACATCGTCTTCTTTTTGAACTCTATGAAATGAGGGTTATGGATACGCCCAGTTTCTATTTGACCAGTTCGCCAGTCAAAAGCTGTATGACAACTTGTACACCACATCTGTGCACATCCACTTGTTTTATAAATAACTGTACCACATTTAGGACATGATTTACTATCCCTATTTAAAAGTTCCATGGTTTCGACTGTTTGTGGATCACATTCATGATCGTCTGTGAGTAATTCGTTACATTTTTTACAGTAGTGTTTATCACACAATCCACAATACCATTGTTCATTTAGAAAACCTTTACAGTCCTCATGTGGACATTGACGAACAAATGTTGTATCTCCATGATCAACCCCATTTGAACGTAGTTGTTCTAAATGTCTCCATACATTTTCTAATTTTCTATAGAGATCTTGAATTTCTCTCATTATTAGAGGGTTTTCATCTGGGTAATTGTCGTGTCTATAATGTAGTTCTAATAGTTGTACTCTTTGAGTATCTAGTATGATTCTTAGTTTCCTCATTTGAAGAATTCTCTCAACCTCGGGTTGTGTCTCTGGCATTCGTGCTTTTTCTCTTTCGAATAGTACGACCTCACGGCGTCGCTTGAGTTCTGTATTTCGAAAATACTTTGTACAAAATGAATCTACAAATTCACGGTTCCATAGAGTTTTACAACCCATACAATGTGGGTCTTCAAATGAAGAAAGTATATATCTTTGACTACATGAGCGACAACTTGATAAATCACAAAAGGGACAGTCAACTTTTTTATGATTTATCTTGTTGAATTTCTCACAGCATACATCGCATGTGGACATTAATATATAGACGTTTTTTTTCTTTAAATTACAATCCATCTACAAAACTAGCAATAATCTCCATTGCATCCTCTCGACCGTACACAGTTTGTGTAAAAAAAAGAGTCATTTCGGCCTGTCCGTATGACAAGTATGTATCCCGATACTTTTCATATATGGATGCGAGACCAT